CCCTCGCAAGTGGCGAGCGTCGCTTCGCTGAGTTCGGCCCAGAGGCTGCTGAGAAGCGCGTCCTCTCGAAGCTGACCGCAGGCGCTGGAGCGAACACCGTTCCTGTCTCCTTCTACGACCAGCTCATCGTCGCCCTCAAGGAAAACTCGACGGTAATGGCTGCGAACGCCATGCTCATCGAGACCGCAGGCGGCGAAGGCCTCCAGGTTCCGACCGCTGCTTCTGGCTCCTTCCCTACAGCGGCCCTCGTCGCAGAGGCTGGAACCATCGGAGCATCGGACGCAGCCTTCGGTCAGGTCACCCTCGGGGCGTACAAGTACGCATTCTTGACACAGGTCAGCTCTGAGCTGCTCTCCGACGCTGCAGTCAACATCGAGGCCTTCTTGGCTCAGGTTGGCGGCCAAGCACTCGGGAACGGCTTCGGCGCTGCGACCATCACCGGCACCGGCTCATCCCAGCCAGTCGGAATCGCAGGCTCTGCAGGCTTCGCCACCGTCGCCTCGGCGACTGGTTCAGCCGCTGCAGGCTTCACGATGAACGACTGCTTGACCCTGATGCACTCCATCACTCGGCCATACCGCGAGGGCGCCAGCTTCATCTGCAACGACTCCGTCGTGTTGCAGTTGCGCAAGCTGCGCGATCTCACCGCCACCACTGGCGCATACCTGTGGCAGCCATCAACACAGGCCGGACAGCCTGACTTGCTTCTCGGCAAGCCAGTCTTCACCGACCCGAACATGCCAACAGTTACCACCACGGCCGGCAAGGGCCTTGCATTCGGTGACTGGGGACGTGGAGTTATGGTCCGCATCGCCGGCGGCGTTCGCGTCGAGTCCAGCCAGGACTACGCATTCAACACCGACCTGAACACCTTCCGCTTCATCATGCGCGGAGATTCTCAGATCATCGACGCGGCAGCAGCTCGGGTACTTACTTACCTGACCTAATCCGCTAGCTGAAGGGCGCACGCTGAGCTTCGGTTCGGCGTGCGCCTCAAGGCGTTATCGAAAGGGGCACAGATGCCCGCAATCCGTTTACAGATCGCTTCAGCCGGCTTCGAGTCCGGCGCAGTCATCGAGGTCGACAAGGCCACCGCTGACAACCTCGTCATGCACGGCTTCGCCACTCGCGCCGAAAAGGACGAGATCGTGATCGGCTCACTAGAGACCGCCTCGGCCGATCTCAGCGCCGAGAACGCAGCAACGCCCAAGCCACGCGGCCGCAAGCCTAAAGCGTCCTAAAGATGCACAGAGACGTTCTGGAGTGGGTCCAGAGATGGGCGCCCTCTGGGCCTCAGAACGTCCTCGACTGCGGAGGCCGAAACATTAACGGCCACCCCGGCTTCTTGTTCGACTCCTCTTCAAGTTTCGAGATCGTGGATCTCGTCGAAGCGCCCGAGGTGACATGGGTCGGCGACATCTTGGACTTCGGAGCGGTTGAAACTTTCGACGTGGGACTGCACCTCGAAGTCGCAGAACACACTCCCGACTGGCCGCTCCATATCCGCCACATCTCGCACCTCCTCAACCCTCACGGCGGTCTCTTCATCTTCACCGCTGCAGGCTACGGACGAGCTCCTCACTCAGCAGCCGACGGCGGCAGCCTCCAGCCGGGCGAGTACTACCAGAACATCAGCCCCGACGCTCTCGCCGGCGTCCTCGACAACTGCTTCGCCAAGCACGTTCTAGACGTCCACGGCGAAGACGTCCGAGCTGCAGCATGGAGATGACCGAATGACCATCACGAACGGCTACATAACAAGCGCCGAGGCTCAGGCCTACACAGGCGTCAATCTCGCAGGCTCGACGAGCCTCCTCGATGACGTGGTAGAGGCATCGTCCCGACTCATCGACGAGTACTGTGGCCGCCACTTTTACCAAGACATCGCAGCGACTCGCTACTTCGACACCGACCACGCTCAGCAGCTCATCTTCGGACCGTTCAACGATCTCGCCTCGGTGACCTCAATCACTGAGGACCGAGCCGGAGATGGCACATACTCAACGACTTACACCGCCGGCCAGTATCAACTCGGCCCAGTAGGAGCAGCGTCGAAGGCTCCAGTGGCGCAGCCGTTCACCTCTGTCAGCCTGCTCGATAACGTGACCTTCTCCGTCTCTGTCTCGACTGGCCGTCGAGGTCTCGTCAAGATTGTCGGGACATGGGGCTGGCCTGCAGTCCCGATCGAGGTCAAGCAGGCCTGTCGGATCATCGTCGCCGAGGTCATGAAGCTGGAGTCCGCTCCGCTCGGGATCGTCGGCTTCGCAGACTTCGGCGTGACCCGAGTCTCCAAGTCGATGAGCCCTCGGGCGATTCAGATGCTGCAGCCGTACAAGCACGGCGGGAACTTCGGCATCGCATGAGCGACATCACGAACGGCGAGATCCGAGATGTCATCGCCCTGGCACTGTCGAAGTGTCCAGGAGTGAACATCTACAAATTCCCGCCGGAGGACATCTCACCGCCGGCGGCGTTCGTCGCTGGGTTCTCGATCCGCCCGCTCAGCTTCGACGGCTACCGAGAGACCTCAGTCGACATCACCGTCATGGTCTCGCACCGTCACGTTGACCAGCTCGCTCTCCTCGATGCGATGCTCGACTCCGAGGGCAGCTCCTCAATCGTGGCCGCCATCGACAACGCAGCGAGCCCAGACGTCAACCTTCGAGTGAACACCATCGGCAACTATCGAGAGGTCATCATCGCAGACGTCCCCTACTACGCCGCAGACATCACCGTCGAGGTCTTGACCTAATGGCCGGCACCGAGGCGTTCGGCCTCAAAATGATCAAGTACGGCGAATCCATTGGCAACGTCAACCGCCAAGCGACGACCGCTGCAGCAATGGTCTACAAAGGCTCGCTGCTTGCTTCTGGCGCAAAGTTCACCGGCGGCGACCTCCGCTTCTCTCGCTGGAAGGGCAAGCAAGGACCGAGGCTCGGGGCGAACTTCGAGGTGATCGGCACAGTTAACGCTGAGGCACGAATCAACGCCAAGCCGGAGGGCGTCTGGCTTGTCCTCGAAGATGGGGCGCGCGCTCACGTCATGACTCCGAAGTCGAAGCGACGAGGCGGGGCGAAGACGATGCACTTCGGAAGCTCCGCTTTCTACGCTCGCGTCAACCATCCCGGCAGACGAGGGACGAAGGCCTGGAGCCTCGGGGCGAAAGCCGCCGAGCGTGGCGCAGTTCAGGCCTACAAGCGGACCCAGATCATCGCCCTCGCAGAGGCTCACTGAGTGCGCGTTCTGCTCGTTCATCCCGGCCCGGCCTTCTCGGTTCAAGATGTCTACGACGGCTGGGCTGAAGGCTTCGAGGCTCTCGGTCACGAAGTCCAGCACTACAACACCGGCGACCGGCTGACATGGGGCGGAATAGCCCATCTAGCGAAGGACGACGGAACCTTCATCAGGGCGTTCGAGAAGCAGGACGACATCTACAGCTTCGCTATGAGCGGACTCAGTCGCTCAGCGTTTTACTTCTGGCCCGACCTTGTCGTCTTTGTCTCCGGCTTTATCCTCGACCGGCAATTCCTCGAAGTCTGCCGCAGCCGTGGAATGAAGACGGCCTGCATTTTCACAGAGTCGCCCTACGAGGACACGCGCCAACTCGGAGCGGCTCAGCACTTCGACGTCGTAGCGCTCAACGACCCGACCAACCTGGCACAGTTCCAAGAACTCACCACGGCGGTCTATACGCCGCACGCTTACCGGCCATCAGTCCATCATCCCGGCGGCGCAGAGAGTCGGGACTGCATCTTCGTCGGCACTGGCTACCCGAGCCGAGTCGCATTCATTGAGCGCAGCAACTGGAACGGCATCGACCTCGGCCTCGCTGGGAACTGGCAGAACACCCCCGAGTCCCTCACCGAGCGAGTCGTCCACGACATCGAGGACTGCATCGACAACTCAGACACCGCCGAGCTCTACCGCTCAAGTCGAACCTCATTCAACCTCTACCGCGCCGAGAATAATGGCGACGTCTCCGACAGCTCCGAAGGTTGGGCAGTTGGCCCGAGGGAGATCGAGCTCGCAGCTTCTGGCACTTGGTTCGCTCGGCAGTCCCGAGGCGAATCAGACGAACTCTTCCCGATGCTCCCGACCTTCGACAGTCCCGAGCAACTCGGAGACCTCATTCGATGGGCACTCGCTCATCCTCAAGAACGGGCGGCTGACGCTGCTCTAGCAAGAGCGGCGATCCTAGATCGCACGTTCCCGAACAATGCCCAGACGCTAATCACGGCGGCCGGGTTCTAGTCAACGAAAGAGAGGCCAGATCATGGCAGCAATATCAGGCAAAAAAGGCAGGTTGCTCGCAGACGTCACAGCACTAGGCACCGGCGCAGCGACTCCAGTGGCACTCCTCAAGGACTGGTCACTCGACCTCACCACCGACAACACCGACGTGACCGCCTTCGGCGACGCTGTCCACTTGTTCGTCCCCGGTATCCCTTCAGCGAGTGGCTCCTTCTCGGGCTACTTCGACACCGCAGGCGCACAGTTCGCTGTCGCCTCGTCCGTCACGTCTGGCCGCAAGCTGTACTTGTACCCGAATTTCACCGATAACCCGACCCTTTACTGGTTCGGCACGGCTCACTTCGATCTCAGCGTCTCCACTGGAGTCGATGCAGCGGTCGAGATTAGCGGCAGCTTCAACGCCGCTAGCGCCATCGCCAGTAGCACGGGCATCTAGTAATGGCTGACGAGTGGGCCGTCAACACACCAAGCGGACAGATGAGACTGGCGGACTTCACGCTCGACCAACTCATCGAACTTGAAACGGACTGCGGCGAGCAGTGGTGGCAACTGCTTAGCAGTCCGTTTCGATCCGCGCGTTCTGCGAAATACATCTACGCGTCGGCATGTGTGCAGATGGACTGCGAGCCGGAGGTTCTCACCGTTCGCACCATCACGGACGTATTCGTCCAGGTACCCGACAACATGCCAGACACTTACTCGGGCGGACTCCCAAAAGCGGAGGACGATCCATCAGCCTCGACCAGTGGATCGTCTTCGGAGCCTGCTCTTTCAACTGGACCCCAGCCCAAACCAGAAGCCTAACCGTGAGGGAGCTCCAGCTCCTGAGCGAAGCAATGTCGAGCAAGTGAGCCGGAGGTCCCGATGTCGTTAATGGAAAAGCTGCAGATCCTCATCACTGCAGACAGCGGCGGAGCGATCCGAGAGTTTAAGAAGGTCGGCACCACCGCAGACAAGGAGCTCGGCAAGGCCACCGGCAGCGTCGACCGGATCTCCTCAAAGATGATGTCAATGGGCTCGGCCGCTGTCATCGGTGCGGCTGCTGTCGCTGTCGGCCTTGCTTCGCTAGCGAAGGACGCCTCCGACGCTGAGCAGCAACAGCTCAAGCTGACGAACTCGATCAAGAACTCAGACAACGCCTACGCCGGCAACGGTAA